ATCAGTGTAGCTTCAGGAATATTTTTAATCTTGCTGAGTGTTGACTCATCTACAATAGGCTGATCAGTGGGTGTAAACTTCTCAGGCTTCCATCCAAAGTCCTGTAGGTATTCACCTATCTGTTTCCTAGAGCTTAGATTGAAAGGCTTGAGAACCCTACGCATAAAAGGTTCCATGCAGCCTGACTCTATGACCTTAGTAAACTCATCGTCAGTCAGCCCTACCTTGGATAAGCTACCGTCCTTCTTCAGCTTAGGTGTGACCTCCTTTACATCCACCCACTTAGGCTTGAAGTTCTGATGAACTGCCCACTCAAGTTTCATCTTGGTTTCCTTTAGGTCAGCCAGTAGATCCATAGAATGTCTTAAGTCCAGTAGCCAACCATTCTTGGTCTGCTTCTGGATGATATGCTGTACATCATGCTCTAAGTCTATGGACTCCTTACTAAAATTCCTAAGCTCTAGCTTTAGCTTGTCATAGGCTTTAGCTGTTACCTTCACATCCTGAATACAGTACTTAACCATCTCAGGTGTCAGGCAAGACCAATCACTGTAGTCACCTTTAGGGAAGTTAAGTATCTCACCCCAATTGGACAGCCTATGGCCTCCTGCACGACTAGGGTTAGCCAACCTAGACATAACCAAGGTGTCCTCAATCCTGGATTTGTCCACATGGATATTCCATAGCTTCCACAGCACGGGCATATCAAAGCCAATTAGGTTATGACCTACTACCTTAAAGTCACCTGCTAAGGCTTGTGTGAGGCTCTCAGGGGTGTAGTGTTCCTGTACTACTCCATCCTGCATGGTCACTGCTACCCAGATTGTGTCAGGGTCTAAGCCATTGGTTTCTATGTCTAAGAACATTGGTTTACTAAAAGCCACTCTCAGCCTCCTTAGGTTTACTAACCTCAGTCATCCTAGAAGTAAACCTATCGTACTTCAGATAGCAGCATTCACCAGTTACACCTGAGTATCTATTCTTCAATACTCTAAGTGTAGTGGTGTTGCGTCTGTCCTCATTGGGTTCCTGTTGGTTACGTTCCAAGCCAATTACCATGTCGGATAACTGAGCTATAGACTGTGAACCTCTAAGGTGATTTAAGCTAATCTGTCCACCGTCCTCATGTGCTTTACCGTCTGCACGTTTAAGGTGTGAGACTAGGAACAAACCAATGCCTAACTCCTGAACCAGTGATCTAAGGTTAGTCATAATCAGGTCAATTGCTTTACGTTCATCATTACCTTCTTGACCTGAAACAACTATGCTCAAGTGATCCAAGACTATCCACTTACAGTCCAAAGCCTTAGCCATGTACCGTATCCTGTTCAGTAGATTGTCACCACTTGTGCTACCCCAATGGTCAAACATAAAGTACCTACCAGTGCCTAGGGTTTCCTCCCAGATTGGCCTTAGTAGTTCCTTGTCTAAGTCTTCCTCAAGGTGTAGTGGACAATCAGCCTGAATGGACATTATGCCTAGGGCTGTTCTTGTTACTGCTTCCTCTAATGCTAAGATACCAATGTTGTCATCAGTAGCATTGAGCAGGTAGTGCTCTAGCTCACGGACTATCTGGCTCTTGCCCATCCCAGATCCACTGGTAATGGTTACAAGCTCATAGGGTCTAAAGCCTTTGGTGAAGTTTGTAAGTCCTTGCCAAGGGTAGGGTATAGACTTAACCTTCACACTGTTCACCAGTTCATCCCATGTATCAGCACCGGATACAATGCCATCAGGTTGATAGGTCTTAGCTGACCACCATGCACTGACAAAAGCTTGCACCTTGCCCGCCTGGAGCATCTCACCAGCGTCCTTAGCTGGCAGTTTGCATATCTTTAGCTTACTAGGGGAAAACAGGTCTTTAACGGCCTCTACAGCGTCTTGACCTGCTTGGTCTTGGTCAAAGCATAGGACTACTGAATCATAACCTTCTAAGAATTCAAGATTGTCCTTGATGTCTCTTACAGCACTGCCAGCACCTGACCTAAGTGATACACAGTCCCACTTGCGATCAAACATCTCACTGACTGCCAAGCAATCTAGCTCACCTTCAGTTATGGTTATAAACTTGCCTTTACCTCTACAAGTTTGCTGACCAAACAACTGTGCGTCCTTCATGCTGCCGGTGCCAAAGAACTGCTTGCCGTCTACTACTCTGACCTTTGTTGCTACCATCTCACTACTGGCATTGTAGTAAGGGTAGCAGTGTTTTTTAATTGATCCATCTGCATTCTGTTCAACTGTTACGTTAAACTTCCTTGCAGTCTCTTGGCTGATTCGCCTGTCCTGAATAGGACTAATTGTGCCTGTCATTTGTTCCAATGGCCTCCTTAATTGGGTGGGTGCGCTGTATTGCGCTACATTGCCATTACTGTGTTCGTGATAACCGCAAGAAAAGCAATGAGCTGAGGAGGACTGATACCTCCCCAACGCATCACTTGAGCCACACTCAGGGCATGGCTCATGCCTTACAAAAGGATCATCACCAAACTGGTTAGAATCCTTCTTCAAAGGCACCTTCTCCACTTGATTCACCTAATTCCAAGATACGCATCTTAGAGATGTAAGTAGGAACACCACCAGTAGGGTGTGGTGGCTTCTCAGGCCACTGTATACGCACTACAGTTCCCCTAGGTAGTTCTCTGCCTTCAAAGTCAAAGGGAGCACCTTCAGCGTCTACAATATCGGAAGGTTTTAGGGCGTACTTGGTTTTGAATTGTCGCTGGGGGATAGCTGGTGTGTCTTCGTCCTTCTGGTAGTCTTTGAGTTTTACCCCACGACTAGAAAGTAATGTAGCTTCTTCAGGTTCCAACTGAAGTGTTACGTTAAATTCATCCTTACCAAAGGCTGTATCTTTGTTTACCATATGGCTGAATGCAATTTTTCCAGTGCTTAACGGCATAGTTTTTACCTCATGTTGTCGTTAGTTATCTATAGTTAAACCAATGTTTTAATCTATTATGTAAGTAATAAAGTAAACATTGGAATAACTAAGGGATTATACACAAGTTAGTGTTATTGATTATTACAAAACTGTAAAGAATTGTAACAGTTTGTATCAGTTCCTGGTTTGCACCTCCATTCTTTCAATTAGTTCGTCTACATCCTGTTCATTATTTTGTAGGAGATTCGGGTATTTTGCTGCCTTTGATGCTAGGGCGCACAAGTCGCATAATTCATGCTCTTTGCTGTCCTCCAAGATCACATCACAAGCCTTGCACATTGCCATTAGTGTACCTCACCAAATAATTGCTTGTACAAGACCTCTAAATCGCCCGTAGAGCGGTTTTCAAGCTCTTGTGATAGGTAGGCACTGGCTGTTATCAAAAGCTCTGAAACAGCCATAGAATTCATCCTGTACTCAATCAACTCATTTATCATTTGAAGCCTTGCATGGTCTTCAGCGTCTAATTCTTCATCCGAACTAGCGTCTACGTCATAAAAACTAACCGACATAACAATCATCCTTTTCTAATTTAGTGTGTATATCTTCCATCATTCCATAATCAATATCACAGTACCTACAACCTTTTAACGCTATCTCCATGCCACTAGGGTATAGCTCACACCAGCTTTTGAATTGAATAACGCCACCATCACCATCTGTGTATAAACAAGATGTTAGTTTCCTGTTTTTTTCTTCCTCAATTGTTATATAAATACAAGCTTCTTCCCAAGAATGTTTCCAATGCCGATATTCATCTAGACTTTGGAATCCATACTCCGCTGCTTCTTCTTCCGTTAGTTCATTGTAAGAATTCATTGGTTATTCTCCATCTGTTTAATACAACACTTTCCGCAATACAGTTTCTCAGCAAGTAAAAACATGCTGTAGTAGGCAAAAGGCTTAAAACAGCCCTCGCATTGTCGGTAGCCACTAGGGACTGATATTGCTTCCATGCTATTCTTCCTCCCATGTTTGACACTTGAAGCAATAGTTACCACCATAATATTGAGTAACTATATGACCATCTAGGTTCTCTTTTTCTTCCTTCTGATACTCCCACTCATGGGCGCATTCTTCTTCGTAGTCGTACAATTCTTTTGCTAGTGTTTCAAATAAACTCATTTGTTTTATGCTCCTATATGTTTACGCTGTTAATTCTAGCAGCACTAACAGTACAAAACTAGACCAAATTACAGCTATTCCAAAGTAGCACCAGCAAGCTAGACTTTTGCCAATGCTTTTCCTTGGTGTAACCCTAGGCTTGTTTTTCCATTCGTTCGCGTAATCTGTTTTCATACTTTAATACTCCCTACCTTGGTAAATCCTAGTGGCCTAAGGCCTTCCCATAAAGCAAGCAATGCTTCTGCTTCTCTCTTGTCTTGGTTCTTGACGTAGGGGCGCTCTTGCACTCTTTTCTCTAAGCTAGACAGTTGCAAGGTTGACCTATGACCACCAATGTCTAACCTAATACGCCATAGATGACAGCTTGGAAAATATTCTGCTAAAAACTTGTCTCCGTTGTCCGTTGTTGCTTTGTATCTCAATTGCTTTAATTTCATTTGTTAATACCTTCTAAGATTGTTGCTATTACGTCTACTGTCCACCCATTGCCTAACATCTTGTAGCGTTGGGTATTGCTAACGTGGTTTGTGTACCCTTCTGGTACTGTTTGCAAGCGTTCACATTCTAGTGGTGTTAGCTTGCGAAATCCATTGTCGTCTACATTTGTTCTACTTGCAAAGCTTGCTGTTAAGGCGTGACTTTTGCCTTGCTTGCTGAATACTCTGTCTTGGATATATGGCTGTTTTCCCCCAGCTTTCTTTGAAGGGTTAACCTGTATTGGCTTATTGAACACAAGCTGTCTACGCCCTTTGTCAAAGTATGATTTAAGATTACCACCCTTTGCATAATTAGCGTCAATGCAATGCGCCTTATCTCTATCAGTAAAACCATTTTCTAATATATCACCTAGGACAATGCCCTTATCTTCTGGCATGGTAAAAGAAATGTTTGTCCAATAGAGTCTATGGCGTGATTGTGCGCTAACTAGGGCGCTGTTAATGGCTACAGGTTCACAACCAATGTACTTGCTAATGATGTCCTGAGACTCTTTAGACATTCTCACATTCTCCAATAGAAAATACTTTGGCTTTAGTTTTTCTTTTAAGCGTACAAAGTCAAAGAATAATTTGCTTCTAGGATCTTCAAAGTTTAATTGTTTACCGGCAAAGCTAAAACCTTGGCATGGACTACCACCAATTAAAAGGTCAATCTTAGGCAAAGCCAAGGGATCTACACTTCTAATATCCCCTAGCTGCACAGTGTTGGGGTAATTGGCTTGTGTCACCTGGATAGCGTACTTGTCTAGTTCGCTTGCGTAG